ATTTTGAACCAGAAGCGAAAATCACATTGTCCAATCTTTTCAGATTCACACCAGTAGAGAATACTCCATAAGAAGCAAGAATGTCATGTTTCTTTTCTGGGTCATTTTCTACTAAATGTCTGATTCGTTCACGTTCATCACCAGATGTTCCACCATAGATAAAATGCAACTCTCTTCCCTCTTTGCGCAGCAAAGGTTCAAGCACTTTACCATGTTTTTCGACCAAGTCAAATAATACAAGATTATTTTGGTCCTTTAATGACCACAAGAGATTTCTTATAAAAGTATTACGTTTTGTGTGATTCGTAATGAACTCTCGTTCAGCTGGCCATTTCTTTGTGTTTTCTTTAATACGACCCATCGCATCTTTAAAAGATTTTCTAGCCGTATTATCATGTGAGAGTACAATTGCCTTGACTTGAAAATCAGCAACTGTGCCCTCGTCCATTAATTTCTTTGTGTTTACTACTTTTTTGACTTTACCAAAACATCCTTCCAATACTAATCTGTGTGTTTTACTTTCAGAAGATTTTAATGTTCCTGTAAAGCCGTGTCTGTAAGGGCAATCAGTTAATTTGTGCATAATTGTAGTCAGCGATTTTGCCTGGAAGAGGTGAGCCTCGTCTCCCATTACTACACGAAATTGATTAAACCAACTTTTTGGTTGTTTGACTAGTGATTGCCATGTACTGATAACAATAGGTGCTTGTGTGTTTTTATCAACACCACCTTGAATTTTATAAATGAGTTTCTCATCACAACCATAATCCACAAAGTCACCAGCCATCTGATGAACTAGACCAATCGTAGGTACAATAATTAATGTACGATGTCCAAATGTTTGGAAATAATGTTGCTGTAATAGATAAATGATAAGTGATTTACCAGACGATGTCGGACTGAGTGACAATGAACGCCTTTTTGATATTGAATTTTTAATGTATTCTATCTGATAGTCACGAGGTGTGAATTTACAATTAATTTCCTTTGCAAGCTCTAATACATAATCATCTTCAACTGGTTCATCTTTCCATTTCTCTGGGATATTTAATGTATAACCACGAGCGTCACAAAATTCTTGTAAATGTGTTAAAAGGCCATTATATAATACTGGTTTAAAAGGACTGAATAAACGAATGATACCGTCCCATACACGAGCTTTAAATCTTGGATTAAATTGATATCCTTCAGGACGAAAACTGAAATGCTCAGCCAACTCAGTCTTAACACTGGCTTCAGCAATAATTTTCATATGAACCTCATTTAAAGGTTCGACTGTAATAATATCACTCATAATTTAATTGCTAGTAAAATAAAAATGCCAAATAATAATAAATTTGTAAAAAAGATTAATACTGCTAAAATTGTATGATACCAAATCCATCTAGTACGATACGCATTTTCTAATGTTAAATCTTCTGGGTCTGCTTCCTCGTCCATTACAGGAAGATTATGCATTATGGTTTGGTCAATTTTATTATTGGCGATGTCACGCTCAAACATTTTATTTGCTTGTTTCTGAAATCCTTTTTCTATAAATTTATCAAACCATTTAAACATTAATAGTCTCCAGCCTGGAACTTTAATATGTCAATCATATTTTTAATTACAAAATTTCTACTGTGTATAGTTTTAATTATATCTTCTAGGTAATTAGCATTAGCTGTATGGAAATCAATCGTCAAACTTAATTTAATAATGTCCTTATCCGATTGAATATACTTATCCAAATCATTACGCAATACTTTGAGCTGAAAAGGTTTCCAACCTTGCTCTTTTAAAGTAATCTCGTCCATACTACCATCATAATATTCGCGCTTTAATCTCTCAAGCTCTTTATATTCAGCCTTTAATTTCTTAACGCGTAAGACTTCTCGGTAATAGAGGTTGTAATATTTACTGTGTAGGTTTGGGATTCTTTTGCTCTCGCCGACTAAATTAGTTTCATCAATGGGAGAGTCTGCTGCCCATAATTTTGAAATATCATCTGTGTTCATATTATAAATCCATGTACTATTTTAGTACCATTATATCACGAAAAGTTTGAAATGTCAACCGTTTAGATGTTTTCTATTTGGAAAGAACCATATCTAAAAGTCACATCACATGTCGCATAGGAAATGTCTTGTGTACTTACATTTAAATCAATGCTTCCTAAAGATACTGGGAAAGCATTTTTAAAAGTAAATTTCATATTAGGATTTTTATGGCTATTTGTAATTACAACTGATATGTCAGATTCCAATGTATTATCAGCAGTATAATTTTTGTGTTGGTCAGTATTTTCCGGAAATCCTAACCCTTCTAGCCATCGTAGTACTTCTGTGTAATTATTCATTTCTTCGTCAACAATAAACTGAAGAGTTAAATCATCATATGTCAATTTATCTTGTTGAGCGTAAAATGTTCTCAATGGAGTATTCATCTCGACAGGAGATGATGATACGCCGGGTATTGAAACCGATTGAGTAAAAAACTCAACATTCGGCATTCTGTCTATTGAAACAGTAAACGAAGCCGGTGATAAATAATTGTTAATAATTTCGGGCATACCAAATCCTGATAAATAAATTTATTGGTTTACATTATTTATAACGCTGAGGTACATCATGAGAATCAAATCATTTTCCTATGACATGGATATGGGCGGACTTGCCCTCCACGAAGTCGCACGACTACATCACACATTTTTCGTCGATAAAAAATATGACTGGTGGTATGAAGTATTACCAGACGATGTCGTAGTTGATATTGGAGCTGGAACAGGAATGTTCTCAGCAAAAGCTTTAGATGCTGGCGCGAAAAAAGTTTATATGATTGAACCTAATAAAAGACTTTTAAAAACAGCGATTAAAAATGTCAGCGAATATATGATGGATACTGAAACTCCTAAGGTCATACCAATTAATGCCGCAATAGGTAAAACAGATATTGATTTAAGTAATGTTTATAAATCAAGTACAATTGTAGAAGAAGATGAGGACTGTAAGCTTTCATCGTTTAGAGAATTCGTAGGTAAATATGATTTAAACCATATTGATTTTTTAAAGATTGATGCTGAGGGTGCTGAATTAAACTTCCTACCTGAACACTTAGATTATATTTCATCTCATGTACGACACGCAGCAATTAATGTTCACGTTGATGCTCAATATGGTGCTGCTGATAAGTTTTGGAATTTTAGGTCAAAGATTATTAAACCATTTTTAGATACAAATAGGTTAAGATTCCAAGATGAAACTTTAAGAGATAAAGTAATGGCTCAAAATTGGAATCAACTTGTACCAAGAGAATTTATGATTTATATTACTAATTACTAATATAGAGCATAAAAGAACACCAATCCGTTTTATTTCCATTATATAAAAAGAAATCATTATAGGCATTCTCTCGATCTTCGTGTTCTAAAAATCTAATTTGGTCTGTATCGAATCGTTGAAGCAATGTATCTCTTACGCGAATCCATTGTTTGACTTGCCAAGGATTTGTGACATGGAATTCTACCGCGATATGACCAACAGCATTTTTCAAGTATGACATATTTGATTCCTTGAAAATGTCATACTCTCCACCTTCGCAATCTATTTTAAGATAATCAATCCAAGAAATGTCATACTCTGTCATACACTCAGCAAAATTCATTACTCTAAATGAAGTGTCTGTATTATTATTGAAAACATTCTGATAATGTTCTCTGTCGCTTCCTATAGCGGCGTGTATCGGCACAACAGGTAATTCCCCATTGTCTATAAAGTATGCTGATGTATTTTTTAAGAGCGTTTGAAGATGAGCTCGTGAAGGCTCGATAGCGTATATCCTATGAGCCCCACAATCAAGAGCATGGCATGTAAAGAAACCCACACAAGAACCAATATCGACGACAACATCAAGAGGCTGAACATCACGATACCATTCATAATCCTTTCTATGAAAGAACTCATGATAGAGAGTATTGATGTCATTGAGTGGTAATCCTTCTACACTTAAGTTTTTATTTAAATATCTCATTACGTCTTTGCACTAACTCAAAATATCCATTAGGTCCTACCTCATAGATATCTCCAATCTGAATATCGGTTTCATCTAATATCCAGTGTTTATTATCTTCGTCCGATTCTTTTACAATACGAAATCCGTTATCGAACGTATTCATTATTAAACCCTTTACATGTTTAAACATTTAAATTTCCTCTAAGTCAGTTGTGAATTGGTCTTGGGGTTTTGTCTTTTTCCAAAAGTTCAAGGTTCGTTTCGTTTCAGCAATCTGTTTCTTTAATTTAACAATTTCGTCTTTTGTTAAAGTCATGATACCTAATGAGAGCAATCTGGCACAGTCACCTCCTTCGGCCGATGTCTCGTTCATTATTTGTTTCTGAACTTGTGTTTTGGTATTATCCTTAAATACAACTCGGCCATCAACCACAGCTTGGATAAATTCCATTTTCACGGTTAACCAACGAACCTCTTCCGTGAACTCTGTTTTACGTGCATCGATTCTTTTCTGTAAAATACCTAAACGATAATCGCAAAAATCCTTAATCAGTTGTCGTGCGTCATCATATTCACGTAGCTTACCATCGTAATCAATCACGGTTAAATTTTGGGCAAAAGGTTTACTCAACTTAAATTTACTAATAATTTTAGATCGAGACCATTTTGCCGAAGTGTTTTGTTTCAGTTTTACTTCAAACCTGAAACCAGTTTTATCACATAGGTCCTCATAGGAAACAATGTCGCCATCATCTTCCAAACCATCAAGGACCTTCACATATGATTCCCTGTCAAATCCGTATGGCACTTCCGTAATGGAGAGTAGCGTTTTTGTTCGCTGAGTGAAAGTACCATACGCAATATATTTTGTTGGGTCTTCTTTGTTTTGTTCCACAGTTCCACTGAACTCTGGGAATTTAATATCAATAGGATTTGCAATATCACCTGTTTCCAAATATTCCAAACACGCAGCACTAACACTTTCAGGGCAATGAGGTAGAATATTTGTAGCGAAACCAGTTGCAATACCTTTTGTTCCATTAATTAAAACTAAAGGAATGACTGGTAAGTAAAATGCAGGTGGTTCGTGTTCTGGGTCATCATGAACTGGAGATAAATCCAAATCCTTAATGTACGTGTTGAAGTTATCTGAAAGGCGAGTATAAACATACCTTGCCGCACCAGCCTCTTGTACCAGTCGAGTACCAAATGAACCTCGGCCTTCAATTAAACATATGTTGTTATTCCATGTTGCCGCCATTAATTGACCAGCACCCGCTGCCGAAGCCTCGCCGTGATTATAACCATAATCGGAAATGATACCAGACACAGCTGATACCTTTTTAAAATCTTTTTTACTATTGAGTATTGATGAATACAAATAGAACCTTTGAACAGGTTTTAATCCATCAACCATATTTGGAATCGCACGAGATTCAACGGTGTACATTGCAAATGATTTCCATTCATTACGTGCTACACTTGAAATAGGATATTCAGTACCTAAAGTATTTTCACTTGTAAAAGCAGTTAAATCACTCATAATATTCCTCTAAATTTATACCTCGGAAAAAGTTTTCCTTCGAAACTTTACCAGCACTTAAATCATCAATTAATCTCAATGCATTATCTTTTGTTATCATTCCTTTCTCATAATTTATTAACATAGGACAAAAAAATCTTTGACATCGTTCTGGTCTGTTTTCATATATGGAACATTTATTATCACTAGTAAGATTTATACATGGCAAAATTAAATCATCGCCACCATCAATTATTACTTTATCAAATAATGTACCATTACAACAATGACCACATTCAAAGCACAAATTATCCAAACATAAACTCCTTACGCAATGATGAATCCTTACCAAACATCATTTGAAGTACATCAGCGTCGTCCATTGTGACGACATCGTAGGTTGGTTTATTAATTATAATACTATATTCGTCCTCTGTCAATGACCCAAGACCTTTTATGTATCTATGTTTCCAATTCTTTTCTTTTGATTTAAATGAAGAAGCTTCCTCATAAGTATAGAACCATTTTATATCTTCACCTTTCGTTGAAATCATAATTGGAGTTCTGGTAATCATTACTCTTTGTTCAGTTAAGAGTCGTGGCCAGAATTTATAAAAGAATGCAATTAATAATGGACTGATATGTCCAATACCATCATGGTCAGCATCAGTTAGTGTTGCGATATACTTATATGACATATCATCAACACTGTTTGGATTATTAATATCCAAACCTAATACAGCAACCAATTCACTCAATTCTTTATTCTTTAATACATCAGCGGGTTTCATATCCCACGTATTCATAATTACGCCTCGCAATGGAAACGCACCTACTTTATCTGGGTCGCGAACCTTTAATAGGAAACCCATTGCCGAGTCTCCTTCCACAATTTTAAGTGTCGCATCATCTTTATTTGCCGCAATGTGTTTTGCAACCTTAACCTTTCTTAATTTTTTCTGAGCCAATGTCGCAGCTCTTTTATCAGCTGCCATTTTCTTGGCAAGTTGTGCTTCGATAATTGGGTCAATAATAACAGGTGTATTTAAAATCTTCCTTGCGATGGCTTGGAAATCTTTAATGTCAGCCTGTTCAACGTGTTCCTTAATATTACTTTGTGGATTTGTTAAGCGTTCTTTTGTTTGACTGTCAAATTTTGGATTAATAAAATTACGAGCAAACATTACAAAGGTCAAACCACCTTTAATAGTAGTTTTCATCACCTCGATTTTATGTTTACGCTTAATCATTGTGACAAGTTCATCAACAATACTATTCACAATATAATCTACATAATTACCACCCTGTCTGGTATTCACGCCATTTATAAAACTATTAGAGCGGAATCCATCTTCAGATGGAGCAAAGAACATTGCCAGATTATCTGATTTTTCTATAATTGTAGTTTCATCAAATAATGCAGCGTATTTCTTTAAATCTGTGACCTTAATTCTTCTCTTATTAAAATAGAAATTAATTTCAGGGAACGCCATTTGTAATGACATCAGTCTATCTTCAATTAATGATACTGTGTCTAATTCTTGTAGTGTGTCGACTTCAAATAAGTCAAAGTCTGGTATAAAAGAAACTTCAGTACCTGAACCAGCTTTGGCCCCTGTTTTAATTTTTAACTCATCAGCACCATCTTTACAATGTACCTCCAGGTATTTGCTGTCAGCCCATGTACGACCAATAAACTTTGATGAAAGGAAGTTTGTCGCGGCCGAACCGACACCGTTGGTACCGATTGTGACTCTCTCGTCGTCGAAGGAAGTACCAGCATTAACCTTAGTCCATGCGGCCACAGGTCTCAAAATCTCTTCTTTAGAGGTTTCGTCATAAATTTTATCTTGTGGAATTCCGCGACCATTATCAGTGACGGTAATTTTATCTCCGTCAATGGATACATTAATCTTATTTGAGTATTTAAAATTAGTTCTAATTGCTTCGTCAATTGCATTATCTAATATTTCATCAACCATTTTAGATAAGGCAGGAACATATACAGCTTTCTTCCATTCACCACAAACAAATCTTTCTATTTGTTCACGAGAACTAGAACCCATATACATACCGATACGCTCTCGGACATGCTGACGAGCTGTCAATATTCTAAATTGTTCTGTCTGTTGTGTCACTTATGTACTCTCCATTTGAATTGCCATTCTATCATATTACTTGTCAAAAGTCAACCCCTATATAAAAAATAATTTTTTCGGAAACGTGTTGACAATGGGCCAGTTTCCTGTTAGTATTTAACTATGATTTATCTATTAATAAGAAAAAGATTTGCAAAAAGTGTTGACTTTTGCTTGTTAAAGTATTATAATAGTAATATAAACAATTGGAAAAGGAGGAAAAAATGAGTTGTTTACATAATGATATGATTCTGGATAATATCCACATGGACGTTATTTCAGAGGACGAACAAGGTCTTTTAGAGCCTGAAATAAGAGACATCGTGTTGGATACTGGTTTACATCCAGATGATGATAGAGATGAAATATTAATTAGAATCGTTGAGGATAGGTTTGACGCCTTACCTGACGGTCCACAATAGGAGTTGTTATTATGATGGACCCTAAGACTTTTAAATTGCTTGCTGAATGTTCAGTAAGAGATGGAGAACAAAGATATACCGAGGCCGATATCAGGGCCATGGTAGGTGCTCCAACTAGAGAAGAAGAGGAATACTGTATTTGCGGTGATAAACTGGTCGACTGCGAAGATGGTTATGTACATATGACCAGTGGAGTGTAATTATTATGAATTTTAATATTAAAGAAATCGCAAAAGATCTTGGTTTTGGTATCGCGGCAGTTGCTATTGTAGTCGGAACCATGTTTGCAATTATTTCCCTTTTGGAAATGATTAATATGACAGAAGATAACATTAGGCTTGCAATTGCAACACCCTTTGTAATTTACTTCTGTTGGATGTTTGGAAGTTTAACTAGGTCAATCTACTTTAAGGATTAACCTAACTTTTGGTTATATCGTTATATCAAAATATTATATAAAAGTTTGCGAAAAGTGTTGACTTTTACTAGAAATTTGGTATAATGGTAGAGTAAATTAAATTATGGGAGTGAAAATGTCAACATTCACAATTGAACAAAATCCAGGTTCTTCTGGTACGTCCCTCCAGGGATACATTAATGCGTCTTACGACGATTTGGTTCTTGCCTTTGGTAAACCAACCTACGATGAAACATCAGCCGACAACAAGGTCGACATTGAGTGGTGTTTAAAGATTTTTGAAAATGACGACGAAGATGGTATCAACGTCACCATTTATAATTGGAAAGATTACGATGGTGGCAAACGAGCCACTGCTGACCTTGATTATGAATGGCACATTGGCGGACACAGTCCTATCGATGCGGTCACATTGAAAGAAGCTTTCGTTTATCAATTATCACAAAAGGAGGTTGCGTAATGGCAATAGATAAAGATGTTCTTAAGGCTATGGAAGAACTAAAAAATAACAAGGCCACAAAGAAACTGGCAAAACAAAGGCCAGAAGATTTTTCTTTGTATTCTGACTCAGTTGATGATTTCGATGTGAGTGAACTTGGTTCCAATTTTAGTTTTGGTAGTTATGGAGACTCCGATTGGAATTAATTGGATTATTCCTAGGATTTGTGTTTGTTTTAGCACTATTCCTAGGGTTAATTAAAATTTTACTCGGCCTTGCCGAGTTTATTTGGAACAATGTATGGACTGTAATATTGTTCTTTATATTTTTTATAATGATATTAATATCGGGAGTTTATTAATATGGTAGTTTCGTTCTCTGGTCCACGAGGTGGTAAGGTTGATATGGGTCTGCAAAACTATGCGTTGATGGCAATAAATAATTTTGCCAAACAACTAGGCATAAGAAGGTTGCGGACAGCAATTGAAGTACGCTTTCACCACAATTTATATGTTGACAACTCCCAATGTAGTGAAGGTCTTTGCGAAGCTCTGGACCGGAGAACTTTTATTTTGGATATCGCATTATATGGAAATTGGGTATCCACACTGGCACATGAAATGATTCATGTAAAACAATTTGCGAAAGAGGAATTGGACCCAGCATTAACTCGTTGGAAAACAAAGGACCATTCGCGAACAGAATACTGGGAACAACCTTGGGAAAAGGAAGCCCGACGATTGCAAGCTAAGTTAGTTGCAAACTTTGAAAAACAATTTGTTTAAATAGAGTTTACGCGCTCTTAGCTCAATTGGATAGAGCAACAGCCTTCTAAGCTGTAGGTTTCAGGTTCGAGTCCTGAAGGGCGCGCCAAATTTGCCTCGGTGGTGGAATTGGTAGACACAAGAGACTTAAAATCTCTCGCCCGGTTGGGTGTGCCGGTTCGAGTCCGGCTCGAGGTACCATATATAGGAGACAAAAATGGATATGTTTGGAGTGTGGATTATAATTGGTGTAAATATTCTTGTGGTAGCATTATTGGCACCTATGGTATGGGACCTTATCAAAAATGGATAAGAAAATACCTTTAAAAGGTGGAGACGAATATGACGCTCTTACCAACGCAAGAAGATTTTACAAATATTTAAATAGGTCAAAAGTGATTAAAAAGATTAAACGCAAGTATAACAAAAGGTTTAGAAAAAATGGAAAGGAGCAAATCAAATCCCGTAGCCAAGAACTTGAATAAGTTCAATAAACCAGCAACTCACAAAGACCGAAAGAAAGCAATGAAAAAAGGATACAAAAAACATAAAAACCAATGAGAGTTTTAGTAAAAAATTACGGTGATGTTAGAGTTTTCTATGACAGACCGTTTGGATATAAAAGGTACATTGTTGAATGGCCAGACCACACGCAAATGTTTAGTGGTTTATGGTATAAGGAAAGCAAGGTCCTTGAACTGGTGGAAGGACAGCTGGCGTAGCACAATTGGTAGTGCAACTGATTTGTAATCAGTAGGTTGGGAGTTCGAGTCTCTCCGCCAGCACCATATATGGAAAAATTATGAAGGCAATATTATTTGATGTAGATGGAACACTTACCGAATCAAGGCGAGTAATGGATTCAGATTTTAGAAATGAGTTTATCCAATTCTGCTCACAAAATGATGTATTTCTAGTCACAGGAAGTGACAAACCAAAAACGATTGAACAAATAGGGCTCCCAGCTTATAACGCTGTAAAGGGAGCATATCAATGTAATGGTAATGAATCATGGCGTGATAGCCGACTTGTAAAAAAGAACGATTTTACTGCTGATTATGATTTTAAACATTTTTTATTAAATGAAATCAATCGTAATGATTATAAAATTAAAACTGGTAGTCATGTAGAGTTCAGAACCGGTATGTGTAATTTTAGCGTCATAGGTCGTAATTGTAATCAACAACAAAGAGAAGAATATTATCATTGGGACATTAAAACAAAGCAACGCGAAAAACTTGCCTCAAAGATTATGAAGACATTTCCAGATTTGACAGCATCACTTGGTGGTCAAATCAGCATAGATATATACCCTAAAGGTAAAAATAAAGCACAGGTCGTTCAAGATCTCATTGACGAAGGTTATACAGAAATGGATTTCTTTGGCGATAAGTGCGAATATGGTGGAAACGATTTCCCATTATCAGAAACAATACGCCTTGCTAAGCTTGGAAATGTTTATAAAGTAGATAATTGGGAACACACTAGGAGAATTATAAATGAGCAGAGTTAGATATACATATAACCACCCAGTAAAAGAGGGTGTGACTCTAGAAGTAGTTGGTAAGGAAGAAAAAATTGAAGGCGATACAACATATGTCCGTCGTATTGATGGCTACATTATTGATATCCCAACAGCGAATATAACCAATAAGGAAACATTAGATACATGATACGTTCAGAAAAAGGCGAAAAGAAAATTGATTGGTATGTTAAATGGATGGCATCAATTTTGGTATTATCCGCAATCATTTTCAGGTCAGCTGGAGCAGAATATCACACGCTTGATATGTATTTCAGCGCAGTCGGCATCGGCTTATGGCTTTGGGTATCTCTTCTTTGGGAAGACAGAGCTCTGATTCTATTAAATGGAGTCGCCTTTATAGTATTGTGTATTGGTATTATGCGAGACCATGGTCAATGGTGGTTGACTTTTTGGCAAAACCTGTTATAATATACACAATGAAAATTTACTTCTCCTCTTAACTCAGCTGGATAGAGTACCTGGCTACGAACCAGGAAGTCGGGAGTTCGAATCTCTCAGAGGAGGCCAATTTAAGGATACTATATAATGGATATAAATGAAAAAACCAAATTGCTAGAAGCATTGAAGGCAGGAACTGTGACAGTGACTTTTCGTAAGATTGACACAGGCGAATTAAGAATTATGCCTTGTACATTAAACCCATCTGTGTTAGAAGCAAATGGTGTGACTACCAAAGTTTCTGTTTCAAATACTGATACGGAAGCATTTCCGGTTTGGTCATTAGATAAAAACGCATGGCGTTCATTTAGACTTGACACTGTCGAAGGTTGGGAAGTACTATAATGGCAAAGTGGCCAAAATCAGTACCCTGGCATGATGGTGAAAGAAAGCATTGGAAATTTGATAATGGTTATCAAATCTCATTAGTTCGTTTTACTGGCTCTTATGGCTGGAAAAAGAAACTTTGGGAATTGGCAATCATGAAAGATGGAGGATTTGTAGACCCGCCTGCAGATGCAATGGAAAATATATTAGATGACTATCGTAAAGCCGATGAAGGCATATATGGTTATTTAAAAGATCCGGATGCGGACCGGATTATAGAAATGGTGAGGAAGTTATAATGCCAGTTAAATTAGGAAAATCAGCAAGAAAGGTAGTACGAGGAGCGTCAAGGCCTTCATTCGAATATACTCATGATTATTTAAAAGTATATTCCAATGCGGCTTTATGTGAAAAATATAATGCTTCTAATACTAAACCAAAAGACAAAAGAAAAATTAAAATCGAAATTGATAGACGAAATAAAATCGGTAAAGCAAATATAGTTTTTGGAATACCCGAAAGTGTTTAATTTCGACAAAAATTTTTTAATGAATATGAGTCCGCTATTAATTGTTTCTATAATTATGATTATATTAGCAATTGCGTATGGGCTTACCAGAGATGAGGTAATAGGTTATACTGAACATGGTGTACCTGTGTATAAAAGTGAAATAGAGGAACCAGAATGAGAAATGCAGAAATAAGAAAAGTTCAAGTTCAAGGTAATAATGAATCCGGTTCGGCCGGACCAGACACAATGTATGTTGTCGATCTTTTTGAAAATAACAAACTTGTGCAGACAAGAGAATTACCTGGAAAAAGTCAATCATATGCAAATGATGTAGTTGAAAACTGGAACTCAGGTTTAATTCAACTATTAATTGACTGATAAATAGTCGTATGGATTATTTTATTGCAAATACAGTTTCGGGTCGTATCTTTACTCATTTGGAAGGAGACGATGCAAACAATGCAGTCGAACTTGGGTTTACAGCGAATAATGGACTTACAGTAGTCTATGTAGAAAATGGAAATGTCACTACACCAGAAAGTAAATGGTACGATAGTTTATCCAATACAGCAATTGATAAAACGCAAGTCAGTCTAACATATTCTCACTCACATACTGAAATGGATTTCTTTTCAGAAGTAGAAGTACCTGGAATTATTGACCCAGAAACAGGTGATGCTGTAAGAATCGGTAGAGGCGATATACCAGAAGAGCCAAATATGGTCTTATTGAACGATTATGACTTAATTACAGTGCCGGCAAACACCGTAGTGACAATCTCAGACATACCTAATGATGGTGATACATATATCATGGTTAATAACGAGCCTATCAATTACACAGATACATTATCATTAACAATCACACAACAAACCATAGTAGATATTAATTCGCCTAAATATTATGACAAGGTCATAGAATTAAAGGTAGAATAAATGCCATCTAGTAGAGCAAATAACCCGTTAAATTACAATGATGTAGGAACATACTACGGCGGATTCGCTGCAGCCGGGAACTGGAGAAATAGAGATGGTTCTTGGGCGTGGGGCGCAATGACCGGTTCAGCTGATACTTATAGAGTAAGAGGAAGACCAGTATTTTTACCAGGGCCAGGATACGAGCGACTTCAGTTTTGGTTCTATTCTAATGGATGGTATCTTCGTTTTAGTCCTTCTCCATTCCAGCGCGTGTCCACAGATTATGGTAATCCTATATCAGACGATATGTATTATTATGGTAATAGTACATCTGCAAGTTATCCATCACAATTCTCTGGCGTTTGGTCAACGAGTAATATAATGCGATGGTTTGGTGGAAGACGCTACTATTTCTTCCAATGTCACAATAATGTAAGTGGTTATAGAGCAATACTACCTTATTATTGGTATACCTCCGAT